CTCCAAATGTGTAATAAATAATGTTTAATCGTTACTAAAAGAATGTTATGTCTAATAGAACAATACTAATATATGAATTTAATGTTTAATAAGCAAGCAATTTTTTTTATTTTTTTGTCATAAGATGCGTTCTAACAATTTCTTTGATCTTCTTACGAAATTTATTACGCAATCTTTCATTGACTTTTATTTCAGTTTTTGGTTCTTCTTTATCTTTCTTTTCTTTTTTAGTTGGTTCCTTTTCATCTGACTTTGATTCGGTTGGCTCTGCTAATGCTGAAATTTCATCATCTATTTTTTTAGATACATCTTCCACAATAGAATTTATATCTTCAACTAATGTTTCAAGAACTTTAATATCAGCTTCTGTTAATTTACGTTTGACATAAATACTTATTCTTTTAACAATAAGTTCAATATCATTTTCGTGTGATTCTTTATCTTCTTCAGCATAAGCGGATGATTTTAATTTTGCAAGAGAATTGAACAATGCCTTCAATGATGGGTTATTTGAAAATCTAGATCCTATTGCCTGTAACTTATCCCTCACATCACCATAAGATTTTGAATTTACAAGTGGTGAAAACCAATTTTTTATTACATCTGGCGTATCAGACGGAAACATCATTTTCAAATAACTACTACGACTACCATCAATAGCAGATGAAGCGTCTATGAAAATAATATAACCCAACGGACTAATTGCTGATTCTGTTATAGATTCGTTTATTTTATTTTTAATCTTCTTCATTTGTTTCTCACGGTAGTAATGTTAGTTTACCCGAACTCTGTATTAAATAAACACTTATGCTAGTTTCTTTATTAAAAAAATGTAGTTTGCCACCCATAGGTTTTTTATAGGTATACCCAATTTCTTTTAGAGCATCAACTATCTCATGTTCTTTATACATACTAGCATCTATGACATTATCAGGAAGCATAGATACATCTGATAACTTCTTTTTTAGTTCCTCAAATATACTATCAAATCCGGTTCCTTCTTTGATTGTTTTCTTATATTCGAGTATTTTTTTAACAACTCTATGTGTTATTTCATCAATAATTGATTTAGTCATATGGCTTTTCATTTAGTTATACCTAATACTATTAAATAAATATCAAAAAGTTTGAACTTTAACAAGAAATATCTTCACTACACGAAATCCGTCTTTATTCTTTAATAGTGCGCAGTTTCGGTATCTCTCCCATTCAATTGGATATTTTTTATCAAGCACACCGTTATTCAAATTCATTATCAATTCATTCAAAGCATTTATGGTGTATATTGTATTTGTTTCACGTTTTTGATGAACCATTATTGAATTTGGTAAAAACTTCTTGTAGCTATCCATGATTATATTGTATGATAATATACAATCGTCTTTTATCTCAAACGATTTGAAAATGAAGATTTTATTATTTAATACTGAAAAATTTAGTTTTATTTCTTCTATTACTTTGTCTAACTCATACTTTTTAGCAAAAGTGCAAACAAGTTGTGTTTTCAATATGTCTCTCTCATTAGTTAAGATTTTGTGTCAGTATCATCTGGAAATTTCAATGAAAGCATTACACGAAATAATAAATCCTCGTCATCTATGTATCTTGATAATATCTCTTTTGCTGCATTCATATGTGCCTCATTGTAGACATTGAATCTATCGGTGTTTATTTTTTCAATCAATTCTTTTGCAATCTCATTAAAATCCATACAAAACCATATTTGTTAATTTTACAATACATACATACTTCATATAAATATGTTCTTAAATTTGTTTAATGTGTCCAAAATCTTCTCCCGAGTAAATTTTTATGGTCATATTATCAGTTTCAAATGCAGTCTTTAACACATCAATTAAATGTTTTTCATCTGGATGAATATCGAAAATAAATGCATCATAAAGATACATCATAAAAACTGATTTCTTATCTACTAAATGTGGTAAGATACTTTTTATTTTACGGACATTGTATTCCGTTTCCAACGATTGTAGAACATAATTAAATACTTTATTCGGTGTTGCATCTTGAATATCTCTGAAAAGTTTTCCGTAAAACCAAGACTTCACCACACCATCAATTTGATACCGATAATACAATTCATCTATGAGTGCTTGAACGGAACGAAAGAAGGTATGATTCATAAACTCTGGAGTTATCATCCCATATATGTTCTGGAATACTTTACCTTTGAATTGGTCATAGTCCATATCTATTCCCAAATCATTTTGTATTTGTTCGTAAGGATGATATTCAAATCTATAATCTAATATCTTTGCCAATAATTTTATATGGAAAGCATCGTAGTCAAACTGAACAATCTTTCCTCCATCAAACCGTGAACGAATTTTATCTCTACTACCGTCTTTCTTATTCATTGCAGAGAAGTTAAATCCACCCCAAGCATTACTTGGTCTGCCTGTTGCCGTATACCACATATAATTTTGTTTCTTCCATTCGTCACCAACAAGAATATCATTTTTTTCAATCTCATGGAATACATTTATGAAATCATTACAATAGTCTATGCAATTTTGAGTAATTGGATTATCTTCATAAATCTTCATAACATATCTTGCAATTCTTCTTGCCCATTCCAATTGTTTTGAAAGTGGTATGACTTGACCTAAATCTTCTATCTTGTAAAATTTGTTTGCAAGTATTTCCATTCCTTTCGGGTAAAATTCATGTGGGTTTATGCTGTCTGATATGTAGTAATGAAGATATGAATTTATATCAATACCATCGGTTATATTGTTATACACTAACGTCTTTTTATTGAACACAAGGGTTTTGGGATGCAAACGAATATCATGTAAACTAATATCACTATCAATTTCATCTGGATGTGTAAAGTTTAGGTATTGTTCTTCGCCATCCGTAAAAAGAAAATACATACCAACGATACTAACAATAGATTGATGTTTGTTTGGATTGCTTGTGATTGGAATGCAAACCGAAGGTTTTTCTTGAAATATCATATACTAATTTGGATTGATTGTAACATAACCCAAATATAATCATTTTTTTTGTAAATTCAAAATAAAAATTTATAGATTATTCAATCCAAATCCGGGAATTTTATCCTCTGCTGTATCTGAAACGTTTTCTCGACTTACATTCGGTATAGATGTTTCGATAGAGATTGGCGTATTAGATATAGGTTCTTTTGTTTCAACTCTTGGTTTTACAGCTGGAACATTCTCATACACAGTCAATTCTCTTGGATTGCGAACTAGTTGTTTAATCAAACGAAACTTTTTTGAATATCTATCTATAATTCTTAAATTAGTATCTATAACACCTGGCATTTTTAATAAGTATCCATCGTGAATATCATATTCAGGACCGTCAACTTTCCAAGGCATTGAAATCATTTCATATAGATATTGGTTTATACCAATGGTGCTATCACCATACTCCTGTGATTGTTCTGGAGATATTTCAAAAAATACCCGTTCTCTCTCATTTCTTTTTGTAACAAAATATCTATATGTTGATCCCGCGTCAATCTCTTTTTGTGTCAGTTGTCTTTTTACAGGTCTAGGTGATGTGAATTTATAGTATTCATCTGTATTGTTTCTTTTCTTTCTACGAATGCCTGGATTATTTGTTCCTGTTTTGTAAAAATGTTTTAGGTCATAATACTTCTTTTTTGGCTCTGATAAATTTCTAAACCTTATTAGTCTTTCTGATTTCAATGGGTTCCATTCATGTTCGGTAAAGACTTCACCAGTTGTATATCTGTGATAAAAACCAACATAATCTGTAAAGTCTCTAAGCAACATAAATTCGCGGCCATTAGTAAATAGATTTTTTACTATTTGACTTTCAGGATAATAAATTTTTTGTCTATAATCTTTTATATTCATTATCCTAACCTCATAATTCCTTTCAAACTTGTTTCCCAAGTATTAACATCTATTTTATTATTGATACCATTGATTGCAAATACAGAACCGCCATATCCTGGTGGTTTAAGATTTGTATTTATTGCCTCATTGAAGCCCCATCCGGAACACCCATCTATCGTTACACCAAAATCTATTGGAAACAATACCCTCTTTTTTGAATGATGTCCACCCATAGCTTTTTTCTTCAACTTCAAACAACCTTTCATCGAATCGCCCCATGTAGTATTTATTCCATTTTGATCGGCTTGATTTAATAAATCTTGAATTGCTGATCCTGGATTTGAACCATGTGTTGCACCTGGTTTAGCAGGTGTATCAACATTACCGCCACCCATTATTGCAGCACCCATTGTTGAACTTGTTTTACATGATATACTAACATTTTTAAGCATGGGTTTACCGAAACTTGCATTGAAACCGAACCCACTTTGGGGATCACAATAACTCATATCTTCTACTGAAAGGACTGATAGTGATTTACCAACACCGCCACAACTTGGAAATTTCTCAATAACTTGTGTTGCTAACTGCCACCAATCACCAGATGCTTCATTGGCTCTCTTACATAGTTCATTCAAAAAACTTGTTAAATTCTTTTGATTAGCATTACCATCGTTATTATCATTAAAAAATTGTCTCCAAGTTTCTTTAACATAATCACAATTAAACCATATACTACCTATTGGACTTCGGTTTGTTGGCATAGCAGGACTTCCACCCTTATATGTGCATTGTGGCCATAAAACTTCCATAGGATATGAACTCATAAACCCATCTGATCCAGGACCACCTGCCTTTGTTTTATTCGCAATATCAACCCCCTTAACTGCTCCCTTTGTTGCTGAAACAATTAGTGGTTTTAGGTAATCCTCCATACTTCCAAAATTAACATACCAAAACTTTTTAACAATTGGTTTTGTTATTTGGCCGGCACTACCTGCACTGCCACCAGAAGGCGGTGGTGTTCCAGACGAACCTTGACTTCCCTGACTACCGGCAGCACCAACAGCAGCTTCATCAAATTTATTAACTTCATCTGTTTCTGGTGGATCGGGTTGCCATGGTATACCAACTGCAATATATCTTAAACTGCCAATTGTTGTTGCTCCTTGTACCTCCCATGCTTTAATACCATATATTTGTTCTGGAGCACCAGTGCCAGGTGTCAATGCTCCCATTACTGAACCTGCTGCTCCACCGCTTCCGGCAGATGGCAATGGATTTAATTGAGCCATTGCTTGATCTATAGAAGTTCCCAAATCTGCACCAACAGCTTTAAGTTGCTTAGCATCAAGTGGAGCAAACGGAGGATCATTTGGGGTAGCAGTTGTTGATGCTCCTGCTGCACCAGATGGACCGGTTGAAGTGCTGGAAGGTGTAGTTTCTGCGTTTGGCTTTGAAAGATTACCAGTTACTCCGGTTGCAATAACACCTTGAGCAAGAAGTGATGTGGATGCATTGATAGAAACATCGGTATTTACAGACCAACTAAAATCCATAACCATACCACTAAAACCAAATTTCGAAGCACACTGCGAACTTGCCCACGTTGTCCATCCAAAAGAAACACCTATGTTTGCACCTGGTTTGAAAAATGAACCACCAAATCCTATATCAAGACCACTAGCAGTTAGTGCAGGATAAATTGTAAAACTGATTGATGCCTTTATTACCGATCCCATTGCACCTTCATTTGATGTATCAACACCGGTTAAAATTGGTAGAGTTGGTGTGTGTGACTTGGGTTTATACAATGAAATATCACCACCCTTTGTTATATGTTCTTTCCCTTTTGGAAAAGTTAAACCACCAGCATTTGCCCAAGTTTTTCTACCGTATGCCCAATAAATACCAGCAGCAGATGGATCTGCACCACCACGAATTTTTTTACCGTAAACAATACCACGAGCATTAACTTCACCAGCGCCTGGACCTGGCGGCCGAAGAAACGGGTTTGTTACA